GCTACATTGTCTCTTTCTAATGCTTTACCTGCTGACATTAAGGCTCTCATACTTGGCATAATATCCAAGTTAAGCACAGCTTGTTCTAACTGTGGTCTCATATCTGCTATATCTGTATCATTATTCTTTTTTAAATGCTCTTGCATAAAGTCGAAGTACCTAACAACTGTCTCTTGCCAAGTCTCTCGTCTTCCTAAGTCTTCATTCCAACGAGCATACCTACTCAGATGTATGAACTCTTGATATTGTGTGGGTAGTTTAGTCTCGTTCTTCATCTTTTAAAACTCCCATCAATTTTTTCTCGTACCATTCTGCTTTTTCTAAATCTTGTATTCCATTCTTGTATCTAAATCTCCAACGGTATTTCAGTGAGTTACCGCGTAAATAGCCTACAAATTCTTCTTGTGTAAGCATAGCTTCTATAGCATCTATACATTCTATATCGCCTTTGTTATAATGTGGTGGGTTATTAACTAAGTCTTTTATTTCTTCTTCGTCATAGTAAATCATTTTCGCCATTGTTTATCTCCAACTTTTAGGTAAATTATCTTTGTGAAACCATCTGAATTTATTTCGTTCTGCCCATTCAGCATGGCTTCGTTTAGTGCCGTCTTTTCTTTTTTTAGCGGCAGGCATCGCCGCATAAGGATCTGAAAATAAAAATACTAACTCGCAATCTTCTGGTAAATATTCTCTAACCCATTTGTATTTGCTGTACTCTGCATAATCCCAGAACCTTCCTTTCGCTTCTAGGTATATGATTTTATTATCAATTACTTTAATAAAGTCTGGATGATATTTGTGAGGAATTGAATATTCAATCAATCCTTTATGATGTTCCCAGCTTTTTAATTCATTTTGATGTAGCTGATACTCCCATTTAGAATCATATCCTTTAGGTAGGTTCTTTTCTTTTGGTCTTTTTACTCTAGGCTTTCTCATCAATGCACCGTTTCATCTGTTGACATATCCATGCCTTGTTCTCTTAATATTAATTCTATTTTAATTAAACCTTCTAAGTGGTTTAATAATTTTGTATCTATTTCAGGTAACTCACAGCCTGAAAATAAAGAACTACCTATTGCTACAAGTAGTTCATCTAATTTAATTTCTTTAATATTTAATTCGTCTATTGTTTCAAAATATTCTGTCATAATTTTTCCTGTAAATCTTTAAAAGTTAAATTCGGATTTCTTTTTAATTGTTTCTCAACCCACTTATCTGTCATAAAAGAAAGACGAAGTGTTCTTTGTTGCATATAATATTTTTGATCAGGCATAGCTTCCGCCAACCCTTCTAGTGTAACACTTTCTCCTTCAGGAAGCAAGTTATTAATCCATTCAACTTGTAATTGTTTAGCTTTCTTTCTAATTGCTTTTGATTTTTTTCCGTTCATTATAAGGTTTCTTCAGTAGGATCATAATTCTTTTCAAGTTTCCAGTAAGTTAATATACTATTAAACATAGACAGGTGTTTTTCATGAGATGCTTTATCCCAAATATGACACAGGATTAAACTCGTATCCTTTCTGTCTACAAAAATAGAAACTCTTTCAGGATCATTGTATCCACAACCCTGCGCATAAGCTGAGAGTTGCATGCCATGACTATCATAAACCAAGCGTTTAGGATTCTTACCAAAAAGATTATCTTTAGTCTTGAAGTCTATAAATATTCCTGATTTAGAATATAGATCTATCATACCACCGTATCCTTCTTCAGCGCAGAAGGAATCCTCTGCTATCCAATCTTCATTTGGATAGTGTTCGTCTAAATAATTCTTTATTGCTTTATATGGTTTGTTTGTAGAAGTACCAAGGAATCCTTTCTCAATCATCGCGTGAATTTTTGTACCTTTCTCGGCGGCTTCTTTACCAAACTTTTGTGAATCCTGTCTGCACCTGTAGCTAAAAGATTTTAAAGATTCTCCTTCGTACCTTTCTAATGTTAAGGCAGAATTTAAAACTTGATTCATCTTCCAGTTTTCAAGAGAAGGTTTAGCAATCATGTTCATAACAGTTGTGACTGATGGAACTAGATTAAATTGCCGTGCATCTCTTAGATTAGTCTTTCTTTCTTTTCCGTTTACACCAATGATAGTGTACTTTGGTTGACCTTCTTGAGTGTACCAATGACCTGATTCGGCGGTAAATTTATTATGAAGTTTTTCTTTAGAACTGTCAAGCTTTTCTTCTATTAGTGTTTCTTCTTTTTTCATATGCTTTCTATTACCTCTATGACTTTGTTAATATTAGTGTAGAACCATTCGCCTTCGTATTCATTACATATTCTTTTTAATCTTCTATGTGCTGTACTTTCTGCGCTTCTTCTATCTTTAAATTCTTTTCGATATTCTATTCTGTAATCTCTGAACGGACTGGATGTTTGGTATCCTTTACATCTATCATCTGCATCAATAGCCATACCAACTTTAAACCAATCTTTCCATGCAGGGTTGCTTACAATATATACTTCTCCTTCTGTAGAGGATTCATACTTTTCAAAAGAAGAAAAGGCAGCATCTTCAAAAGTTTTATAATTACCTGCTTTATATAGTGGGTGTGTCTTTGGTACATATCTCCCATTAACATACATTCTGTTTGGATTGTGTATTACATTGGTAATGTGGTTTGTTTCTGCATTTAATTTCTTATTACGTTTTTGCTGACACTCTATACATCTTCCATCCTTACCATCTTTAGTATTTTTATTATTATAAAAGTTAGTCGCTTCTTTAGCTATCTTACATTCTGAACATATTTTAATGTGTTTCACTCCAGTTATCTCCTATTTTAAATTCACCATCTAAAGGACAGCGCATACTGAAATGCTCTCCTGCTTCTCTAATAGCTTCGACACCAAGCGTACCAAATTCTTCTGCTTGATCTTGTTTAACTTCTACTTGCCATTCATCATGTATGTTAGCAACAAATTTGTAATCTATATTGTTTTGTTTTGCTTTATCATTCAGAATAACAAGCGCTTTCTTCATAACAATTGCACCACCGCCTTGTAATAAGGAATTTAAAGCGGCGTGTTTGTTACGAATATAAATCTTTCTACCATCTATTCCTTTGAGATGTCCTCTATAAGAGGCGCGTTCAACCTTATCTCTAAGAGATTTAAAGGATGGTTGATTATCAAAGAAATGTTTTCTAATCTTAGCACCTGCAGCTTTATTACCACCAATAACTTGACCAAGTTTAGCATCACCCGCGCCATAGCACAAGGCGTATATCATGGTTTTGGCTTGATCTCTTGACTTAAGACCTGCAGTTTTTTGATTATGAGAATGTATATCGCCGTGTATAATTTCATTTATAAATTTCCTGTCTCTCATATAATGTGCCAGCATTCTTAATTCTAATCCGCTTGCATCAATACCTACTAATTTATATTCATCATCTACAATCCAACATTCTCTACATTCTTTTCCGTATTCACTACGAACATTAGGAACTTGTCCAGTATTAGGACTACGGTGTGCCATACGACCAGTTATAGTACCGTTAGTAATAACGAAACCGTGTATTCTATTGTCATCTCTAACAGCATCTATCCAAGATTCAATTTGCGCAATTCTTTTTTGTAATAATAAAAACTCTGCAATAAGTTTTGCTTCAGGGATATGTTTAACTTTTGAAAGAGAAGATTCATTTACAATAGGTTGTCCTGTTGGTGTGAAATTATTAGGTTTCCAACCAAAGTCTTTTAAGTATTCACCTATTTGTTTACGAGAACCTAGATTAAATTCTTGTAGTTTCTGTCGCATGAAAGGTTTATAATCTTTTGATTCTAAAGCTCTTTCATATTCTTCACTTGTTAATCCTGATTTAGATAAGCCACCATCTTTCTTAAACTTAGGTGTTACTAATTTTACATCAACCCACTTAGGTTTAAATGTAGAGCGTACTTCTTTCTGAACAATAGACATTCTTTCTTTTAAAGAAGAAGATAAGATAGATGCTTTCTTTGTATCAAATAAAAAGCCATCATCTTCTTGTTGTTTTATAATCTTAAAGACATCATGTTCTAATATAACAGACTCTTCAGAAAATTCTTCTGCTTCAGAAGTAAGATAATTAAATATCTTTTCATTTAAAATAACATCTTGCTTACAATATTTAAGCATGTCTTCTGTATAAACTTCCCAATCATTAGGCTCTTTACCTTTAGGACAGTGTACAATATAACCCCAATTACTTAGGCTGTGTCCACCATCACGAACAGGATCAAATAATCTTGACATCACTAGTGTATCTACAATAATTTTATCTTTAAATAAATCTATATTATATAGTTTCTTTATTACTGGAATGTCAAACCCAATAATGTTATGACCAATTAAAACATCAGCATCTTCTAATAATTTAATGCCTTGTTTTATATCGTCTGGTCTAAAAGATTTAACTTCTTGTCCTAAAGGTTTAGCAACAAGACAATGAATCTTATCAGGTTTTAATCCGTTTGTTTCTATATCAAATATTATGTCCATGTTTTCTCCATTAAAAATCTATATCGTCAAATGTTTCTTCACCAGTTATCTCGTGCATTCGACCTGTTTTAAGATTATATTTTAAGTGACAAGCTAATCCTGTATCTCCTGTGTATCTAGATTTTAACACTCTAATTTTAGTTGTGTTAGCTTCTTCAGGATCATCTGCTTGTTGGTTTCTTTCTAAGGCTATGACACTATCAGATAATTGGCTTATTCCTTGTGAACCTTTAAGATGCGACAGTGATACAACAACACCTTGCTCGTGTCCTCTATCTCCTGCGGCTCTACGAAGATGCGCAACTAAGAACATACCAACTCCAGTTTCTTCAACAAGAGAACGAAGTTTATTCATTAGTTGATCAATGCCTCGTCTTTCATCTGATTCCGTTATACAATTAACAAGCATATGTAAATGATCTATTATTACCCACTCACATTCACAACCAATAATCATATATCTTAGTTTAGAAAATATATCGTCTATGTTTGTAACACCTAGATGTGAATGAATAAAGACTCTACCTTCTTGTATTACTCTATCAAAGAGATCACTAAGTTCTTCGTCTGTATATTTCTCTCGTTTCTCTGATAAATATAGGCGGTCATTTGCTTCAATAGATATAATTCCGTCTGCTGTTTTCAACCAGTTCTCTTCAAGAGCAATGATACCTATGTTGTCTTTAGTATTCTTTATAAGATAATGCGAAAGCTCTCGTGTGAATGAGCTTTTACCTAGTCCTGTTCCACCTGAAATACAAACCAATTCTGATTTGCGCATTCCATATAGTTTTTTATTCAACCCTTCCCAAGGATAAGCAAGACTATCTTTTACTTCTCGGTGTAACCACTTATCTTTTTCTCCAGACAATTCTAATATGCCTGATGGTGTAAATTTCTTAGCTTCCCACCACGCTTTAGTAAATTCGCTGTATCTATTCTGTTGTAGCATGGCGTTGGCATCTTTAAATCCAACAGGTAAAGACATGATCTTAACCTTGCCAGGTTTTATAACCTTTGCTACATCTCTTGCGGCTTTTCTACCTGCTTGATCGTTATCAAAACAAAGGACAACACTTTCAAATGATTCAACAAATTCTATACTGTCTCTAATGTCTCTGACTGCAGACTGTGCGCCTCTTTTAATAGACACGACTGCCCATTTACTGTCCATCATCTCATGTACAGCTAGTGCATCACATTCACCTTCTGTTATAGTAAGATGTTTACCACCAGTATTACGAAATAACTGTTCACCAAACAGTCCTGTATTCTCATACGTACCACTGAATCTAAAATCTTTATCGGCAACTAATCTTGTTTTAGTTCCTACAATTTCATTGCCATTAAAAAATGGATAGATATGTTTTGAAATCTTACCATCATTATTATAAACAATTCGAACACCGTATTTTTTAGCAGTCTTTTCGCTGATACCACGATCAGTAAGTTCTGCATAAACTCCTGTGTAGGAATTTAAGAATGTTGTTTCTTTTGGTTTAGTGGTTGTTATAGTATTAGTACCTGTCGGTTTCTTATAGTCAGTGAACCAAGTGCCACAACTAAAACATTTGGCAGTACCATTTGTATTCATTGCAACAGGATCAGATCCACCGCATTGTGGACAAGGTAATTTATATTCTGACCAATTACTTTCTTGTAAATTCATAAGCATCTCCCTCAAATGAAAAGGGGTAGGCGATCCAAGACTAAATTTCCTACCCCTTAATTATGTTATGAATCAGATTCGTCTTCGTCTTCTGATTCTACCTCTTCGACTTCAGTTTCAGTATCCGCTTCTTCGACTCCTATCTCACCCATATAGTCAGCGACTAATAGATTTTCGAAGTGAACAATCGAACCAATGATTTCTTCTATGTCTGCAACTGCTGTTGCTTTCTTAGAATTTAATCGTTGAAGTCTAGCTAAATAAATCCGTCCGTTAGCAGATAGATCCTCGGCATATACTTGAACACCATCAATATTAACAAATGGTCGGTTATCTTCAGTTGGAGTATTCATTAAAATTCCTCTCCATCAAGAAGTTCCGCACCATCTTCTGATCGGTACTCAACAAGATCAAGAACTTGAACAGCTTGTAGATCTAAACCTACATAGTCTCCAAATTTATTTGATCCTTCGTATTCAGCATATTGAATTTTAACTTTAGAGCCATTACCAACTGCGTAATTAACCTCTTGTTTATTAACATCCAATAGTCTAGGCGCAGGTCTGACCATTCCATTAGGACCATTAACTTTTCGTTTAATGATTACGGCTTGACCTTCATCCATTTGTTTGAGCTTGTGTCCACGACTTGCAAAATCATTTGCAGTATCGTCATCAACAACTAAGTTGACTGAGTACACAGGTTCAAACCTTGTGTTAGGCTGTTTAATGCTTGCCCAATAAGCAGTTCCTTCTATAAGTGCCATAGTAATATACCTCCATAGCATTAAGGGTTATTATTATAATTCACAACCACGCTCAATAAAGCAGAGGAAGTGAGCCAATGAACCCCATCATCCTAGCATGACACTAAGTTAAGTGCATACTAGAGGGATGGAGATTGAGGGCATCATATACACTTACTGGCTCTTTTCGCTTTACCGCGCAAATTGCCTTCTAAGTATATCATATATGATACCCTTTGTCAATAAGAATCTTCTTTATTTTTAAATAAATTATAAATAATATTCTCATTTCCAATTTCTTTCCTTAGTTTTTTTAAGGGTACTAAGGAGTTCCCCATCTTCCAAGTATAACCATCACTACTTCTAGTTATAGTTTCAATAGCCTCAATAGTATCTAAAGATACCATAGTATCTATAACTTCCATGAGATTATAAGAAAAAGTCTTAAGTTCTAAGACTTCTCCCTCAAAATTCTTTACTTTTAAAATATATTCGTTCATAAGTTGTAGTCCAAAGTTTTAAAGTCTAGGTAGTCTATCATAAATCACACCAAATTGCAAAACTAATTTGCATATCCTGATTTATATATGACAAATCCATTGTCCTCTTTTTTAGCAGGTCCTTTAGCAAGTAAGCCTACAACTACATTTGACTTGTCCATAAATCTCATGTCGTGTTTATCGCCATCAATAACTTTACGACCACGAAAAGTTTTAGGAAGTTTTTGCGCAAAGACAACTGCAATATTATGTTTTACTTTATCAAAGTGTTTAGCATATTTAACAGACGCTTCACTATAACTCCATGTTAAATGATAGTTAAAGATATAGTCTATGTTTCTTGTAGGAATTTTGGTGTAGTCATAGAATTGTACTTGCGGAAACATCTCAAAGATAGTTTGTCTGCCTTCAACTATAATCTTTTCCCATTGTATATCAGATGTACCATTCAATCTAATAGCAGGCTTTTTATCTTTACGATTACAAGCATTGATAAACTTTATAATATCTAATACTAGCTGCGACATAAATTCTTCACGATCATTTAAAAACAAATCAGTCTTGCGCTGTCTAGCTTCCTGGATACTAGGGAATATACCACCAAAACCTGCCGTATTTAAGCATGCTTCTTTACAACCTGCCTCAATCTGGTAAGGACAGATGCGTGTATTAAT